ACCGATTGTCTCCGACATTGTCATACTAGACCCCCTATGTGTAATCCTGCCCGACTGAGCGCGTTTCGAAACGCGCTGGTCCAGTTGATGTTGCGCCGATCAATGATGGCGCCTGACTGGCTGTAGGACCGCCATATAGACACGTCATTGACCACTGGGCTGATTGCCCGTGCTATGGCTGGCCATTCGTCTTGGCGTGTCTCGTACGCTTTACGCAGACAGTCAAGGACATGTGCGAGCGCTTCATACTTCGTGGTGCGAATAGACCTGGCCCACTCGATCTGCTTCTCCGAACCACTCATCACAATCGGATTCGGCTCGAGGAGTCGCTGTGTCAATGACCATGCGCGTTCAATCGAACGCTTCGACTCACACGCGGCGCAAATCTCAAGCGTCGACGCCATCATGGCCATTTTGTACTTCAGGTCCCCCTGCGTATATCCAACCGTTATGTGTGCGGTGTGGCCGCACTTCCATTTAAGGTCAACCCGTTCCTGTGTCATTATGTTTCCTTCGTCGTGATGTCCAATCACACGAACATCCTAGCACTAGTTGACATACAGTGTCAACTATGTGTATAACGATGACATGATTTACGGACATACACAGGTGGATATCGCTGAGAAACTCGGCATCCACAAATCGGCAGTGTGTCGGATGCTCTCCGGCGCTCATGCTGTCAGACAGTCGACCGTCAAGCGCATCGCTGATGCAATCGGTCGCAGTGAATACGAAGTGCAGCTGTGGATCCTGTGCAAGCGTACAGGACAGACTCTCCCGCAATAGACAGAACAGGACTAGGACAAAACAATGGACATCAAACTTTCGTGCATCGTATGCAACAGACAAAACGTCGTGCCTTATGGCCGTGGAAATCGCATCTGTGGAATCTGCTCACAGCGTGAGCTCAAGCGCGAGCGACGCCTCCGGACACAGCGCCGCATCCAGATGGTCGGCAGTTTTCTAATGATTGTCGTTGCTGTGTGGACCTCATGCATGATGGCGTCCGACTGGAACACTCCGAACAGTCCGGATCACCGTGCACACCAGGCGATGCAGTCTCGTGACTGACGCCATCACAACCTGGTCGCAGTACAGAGGCAGTAGACGCACCAGCACCACTGGACTCCTGACGCCACAGGAGGAGTTCTTCTTGGGTCGAATGGTCCAGGCTGGCACTGACAAAGATAAAGACAAAGCGACCGCTGAGTTCATCGATCACAACGTCCGCATGGTCAGCGCCATCGCCAAGAAGTTTCGTGGTCGTGGATGCGAACACGAAGACATGATCACCGATGGCATGCTCGGACTACATCACGCGGTCCAGCGCTATGACCCGTCACTCGGTCACCGCTTCAGCACCTACGCGACCAACTGGGTCAGACAGGCTATCGGACGCGGTGTCGAGAGTCGTGGTCGTGACATCCGTCTACCGTCACACGCGATCGCCAAACTGTCTCACATCAGAGTCTCGCGTCAGGAGTACATCGCAAAGCACGGTGAGACTCCAACACCGGCGGAACTTCTCGCGTATGTCCGTGAGGTCGTGCACACTTACCCGCGATACCTTCACAAGCAAATCGAATCACTTGATGTCAAGTCGCTGACAGAGATTCTCCAGCACGACGTCAAGCTGGTGTCGAGTATCGATGAGTCGAATGCTTATGGCCAAAGTAGATATGACTTTTTGGCATCAACAGAACCGCCAGTCGGTGAACACCTGGACAAAGAAATCCTCTACGCGCAGCTGCGAACTGTCATGGAAGTTCTGACGGACCGTGAGATCGCATGTCTTCGTCTACGCTATGGGTTCGACGGGTTATCGGATGGTCGCTCCCTCGAGGACGTCGGAATCCTGATCGGTTATAGTCGCGAGCGCATCAGGCAGATCCAGGTGCGCGCAATCGACAAACTTCGGGTGGCCGCTGGAGCAGATGTGCTAGCGGAGATTTTTGAGAGGATGGAACTTTGAACGAATCAGAACAGCAGATCGCTTATTTCAACTGGTGCCGAGTCATGGCGGGAAGTGATGCGCGCCTGAGCACAATCTTCGCTGTGCCGAATGGCGGCTATCGAAGCAAGGCCACAGGTGGCCGCATGAAGTCCGAAGGACTCAAGGCTGGCGTCTGGGACATCTTCATCCCGATTCAGATGGGGCAGCACTGCGGGATGTGGATCGAGATGAAGTCAGGCAAGAACAAACTGACGCCAGGACAGATCGCGTTCCGTGAGTCTGTTGGTGATGCTTACCTGTGGTTCGTCGCCTATTCCTGGGACGAAGCAGTCGAGGCGACGTGTCGATATCTAGGCATCGCGAGTGGAATCAACTAACAGCTGTTCGTTGATCTGATCGGCGAGCTCGATGCTGTGCATCTCACAGATTAGGTACCAGACCGCTTTGAGAAGATCGTCGTTCTTATCTTCGCCAGGTTTAGAACCTGCTCGGAGAAGGTACTTCAAGGCATTGCCACGCTTGAAGTCGAGACCATACATCTCGATGATTTCGATGGGCTGAACAGTTCGTGTGCGGTAATGTGTCGGGACCTGCTTGGACATGCAGGATTGTAAGGGGAAATAATGAATCGTGTATCACAGGCCGTGACATTTTTGTCATGGCTTTTCGAGCCGTACTCTGACGGCTTCGTCGAGATTCGATGTCTGAATCAAGGACGAAATCAGATGCGCTTCTACGAGCTTCCACGAACGGTCGAAGACTGGACCGGCATCGGCGAAGCATGCGTTCAGTGGAGCGACGAAGGAAATGATGTATACGTCGGCGTGTTGCCGCGCTGGCGTAAAGGAGGAAGGGACACCGATGTTCATTCTGCTGCTGTGGTGTGGTGCGATATTGATGATCTTGCTGGTCTGGATGAGACTGCAACGCTTGCTAAAGTTACAGTCGCGGTACGCTCGGGGAAGGGTCTCCACTGCTACCGTCGACTCAAAATGGCTGGTATTGGGACTAAGCCAACAGAACAGCGAGAGTTTATACAGCTGCTCGAGAGATGGATGCTCACACTCTCGAGTGCCGCTGACGTCAAGTGCAAGAACCCGTCACGAATATTACGAGTTCCTGGAACTCTAAATTGGAAAAACCGTGAGGCGCCTCGATTGGTGGAACTCGCGAAGTACCCGCCAGAAGCCTCCAGAATCGTCGAGGAGACGACATCTACTCATCCATGGGGCGATGAGTGGTCACGCCTATTGATCGCCGCAAAAGCGGGAGACCTTCCAAAGCGTGAGCGTGGCAATTGGAATCTGGGCAAGTACAAGCACGGCGATTATCTGCTGTACTGTTTCAATCACACCATCGTTGGCATCGAGCAGATGAGATTGATGGGCATGGTCGCACATGCGGAAGAGTGTCGTAAACTCGTAACCACTGCGCTGGACACGCAGTCATTCTCGGACTAGGACTAAAATGGACGAACTTTCATTAGACGATCTCCGCGCCATGGTGGCCGGAGACATGGCCACGCATGCCCGTATCATCGCTCATGGTGAGCACCACTGGGACAAACTGTGGCAACCTCACCCGGCATCGGGTGGCGCCTTCGGTGGCCGTAATAACGCACTCGTGACACTCTTGGGTTTTCTCCGCGCAAAGCGCTACACCATCGACGTCGCACAGCTGCAAGCGGTCTGGTGGAGCGACACATATTGTGATCCGCCACTGGACCGCGAAGTCATCCTCGAGACAGTCGGTCGATTCTGGTCACAATGGGCAGCAGGTACCGTGCCCGATGACCTGCCTGGCGGCCAGACTCTCGCTCCCTGGGAGGTGTGGGACTGGACACGAATGGAGGTCGAGGAGGAGAAGCTCGGTAAACAGTCATGGCTGATTCCGAATGTGCTCTCGACTGGCGGACTGCACTACCTGTCATCACCGCCAGGCAGTGGCAAAACGTGGGTGATGTGCGATCTCATCCGCGCCTGTTGCTTTGGTGGCAAGTGGCTCAATGAGTTTGAGATTCCACAGACTCGCGTCCTCTACCTCGATGAAGAGATGGGTGTCCAGAAGGTCTTAGAACGGCTCAGGAAGCTCGGAATGCGTTCGGCTGATGGAATGGGCTACCTAAACCGTGTAGGCGTCAGGTTCGACCAACCGCTTGATGTGGAGCGAATCGTGAAACATTGCCAGAGTCAGGGTATCGGCCTCGTGCTTATCGACTCACTGGTCCGCATCCATGGCATGGATGAGAATGATAACTCGCAGATGCGGAAACTCTACGACTCATTCAAAAAGCTGCTTGATGTCGGCATCACTGTCCTGATCGCTCACCACAATCGCAAGGGTGGCACTGACTCGACCGTCAAGCACGAGGGCATGCGAGGCGCTGCGGAGATTGTCGCAGCTGCTGACATGGCCTATTCGGTGGAGAAGCAGGCGAACGGACTCTACAGGATGTTCGTGACTAAGGGCCGTCTTATCAGCGATGAGGACGCCATCGATGTGACCTTTGAGATCCGCGATGAGAATGGCATGACACAGGTGCGAACACTTGACGCCGGCGCCAGGAGCGAAGTCATCACACAAGAGATTCGCACGAAACTCATTGAGCTCATCAGTGACTCACCAGGGATCACACAGTCACGCCTGATCGAGTTGTGTGGCAGTCGCAGATCGGTCGTTATTGCCACACTTGCGGACCTCGAAGCGAGTCGGATTGTCATGTTTGAAAAGGGTCCGAAGAACGCAAAACAGTACAGTCCGACAGGCATGCTTTAAGGCCATTTCTGCTGTTCCCGCTGCTGTTCCCGTGCTGTTCCCCCTTAAGTATGAGAAAACGGGAACAGCAGACAGAAAACCCCCCTTTGGAAACCCCCCCTGCGAGCATGTAAGTGTGCTCGCTTAGGGGTCTTAAGTCGAAACTGTCCCTGCGGGCCGGACGCTTACGCTGGCCCGCTAGTACAGCATCGACTTTTATGTTTGACAAGTGGTTTGATGTTTGGTAATGTCAACTTTGATGGTGCTGGTGGAAACACCTTTGGATTGGTAACTGAGCCAGCACTGTCACAGAGTGGTCGTATGACCAAAGGAGTAATGAGTTATGGGTTTCTTTTCAAATGCCACGTTCAACGATGGCGCATCACAGTTCGAAGCAGCTGTCGCAGGCTCATATGTCTGCCGTCTCGCAAACGTCGAGAGCATCGACCGACCATCGTACGATGATCCGAATGTTTTGCTTCCAAACTTCCGCTTCACCTTCGAAACCACTGAGTATGGCGATTCCAACAGCAACGCGTTTCGCTTTGTAAAGTTTACGCGCCAGGGCTATGGTTCCGATAAGGCAGCACTCACCATCCTGCTCGATGGCATGCTCGGACGCCGCTTGACACAAGCAGAGTTTCATAACCTTGACATCGACTCGCTCCTGGCTAAGGAGTGGATGGTCACTGTCGACTCGAAGCTCAACACGCGTGGTTATCAAACCAACGCCATCGTGTCCGTTTCTCCAGTCAGTGCCAAGAAGAAGCTGACCAAGATCGCACAGCCAGCGATCAAGACAGATGACATCGAAGACCCCTTCGGTGAAGACGCCAGCGAGTAACCTCTCCCGGTTGCCAACGACTCGTTGACGGAACCAGGCGCACTATCCGAACGGTGTGCCTGGTCTTTTACTTTGAAGGGGAGAATCAATGTCGAAGAACACAAATATTGAGGAACGCAAACTCCTCATGGTGCGAATCAAAGATCTGAGAGCTGCTGGTCACAACATACGACGCACAGCTGAGATTATGGATATGTCTGAGAAGACATTGCATCGATGGATCAGGGAAGAAAATCCAGACAGGCCAGTCAAGAAAATGGATCCGTACATTTCGCTAGATGAAAAGACCGCGACCGTAATCAAGTGGGCCGAACTGATTGCAAGCGGTGAGACACGAAGCAAAGCAGCCGAAATCGTCGGTTATCCAATAATGATGATAAATCGATGGATGATGAGCGAACCTTCACTGCGTGTGGAGTTCCAAGAATGTATCGGGAAGAAACAAAACAATCATGGTGGCCGTAAGAGCTTCGAGTCAATCATGACAGATGTACGCGCAGGACGTCCTGTGTGGCGTGATGGCGCTCGATTCAAGATACAGCTGGTGGAATCTGCACTCATGCGCTACGAGCTCGATGGCGCGAATGTTTGGCGATGCAAGGGCTTCGCAACTTTATCAGGCAATGATGTCCTGGCGAGAGATTGGACGGTGATCGAATGAAGTTCTCTGAAGTTATTCAACACTTGATGCATGGCAAACCGATCACACGCGTATGCTTCGATCATGATGTGTACATCCGATATTCCGACCTTTTTGAGGCATTCGTGATGCACACCGGGACAGAGTCGAAGACTCTACAAGGTCTCACACTGGACCCTGAGTCGCTGTTTGCGACTGACTGGATGTGGGGCGAGGATCACCCGGTCAAGGATGAGATCACATGGACACGGACCACATCATAAAGAGCATCATGGCGAAGCCATGGTCCAACACCTACAGTCTGCTCAAGGCCATCGGAGCGTCCAGTGACCAGGTCGACGAAGCATGGCGCGACTATCGTCGCAAGTACATGCGGAGTCAGCGGTGGCAGGACATTCGCACGAAGGCGCTTGAGCGCAGCTGTAGAACATGCGAGCAGTGTGGCCGTCGACAGGAGGACGGCTACAAGCTCGATGTCCATCACATCACCTACATCAGACTCGGTGGTGAGCTAATGGAAGATGTCCAGGTGTTGTGCTACTTGTGCCACGGACAGCTGCACTACAGGCGCAGAGTGCGCCAGGATGAGCCAGAATAGAAGCATGGCACGTCCAACAATCTACGACGAGGAAACAATCGCACGGGTCGAAGCTGCTTTATTGGCAGGTCAGACACCGACGGTTGTTTCTCGGCTTCATGGTTTACCAAGATCGACAGTCATAAAGATTCGCAGTCGTATGTCGACAATCGTTACGAATACGACAGATGTTTGTGACGCGTCACAAACTATCAAAACACCGAAGGCACCAGCAGTCTCACTTGATGATCTGCTGGCGTCCGTCCTTGAGGACAACCTCAAAGCACTTCAGGTCATCGCCAGGACAACGCAAAGCGAGAGGTACATCAATGGACAAAGCGCCGCGCAGATTGCAGCTCTCTACGAAAAGATTGCAACTTTCTCGGTTCAACTTCTGTCCGCAGCCAGCGAAGGTCCAAACGAAGACTAGCGCTCAGACAGCTCTCTGTTATCTCGACTACCTTCGAGAGACGCTCCCGAATGGCTGGTCCTTTACAGCTCGACATCTCATCGCCATCGCTTCACACCTTGACGCAGTCGAGCGTGGTGAGATCGACAGACTCGCGATCCACATGCCACCGCGCCACGGTAAGACTGAGACAGTGACCGTGCGATACGGCGCCTATTGCATCGAGCGGGACCCGTCAGCGAACGTGCTGGTCACTGGCTACAATGAGCGCATCGCCAGGCGCTTCTCGAGGAAGTCCAGACAGATCGTTTCGTCCAGGACAAAGCTCGCGAAGGACAACGCCGCACAGGATGAGTGGAGTTTACCGGAGGGAGGAACCTTTATGGCGCGTGGTGTCGGTTCACCGCCAACCGGCGTCGGCTTCAAGCGCATCATCATCGATGACCCGATCAGGAGTCGAGAGGATGCCGAGTCGTCCCTATATCGTGACAAAGCATGGGACTGGTACACGGACGACCTGTACACGCGATTGGAACCGAAGGGCGCTCTCATCATCGTCTCGACCAGGTGGCACCATGACGACATCACCGCTCGCGCAATCTCATCGGAACCTCATCGATGGACCGTGCTGAACCTGCCAGCCATCGCTGAGGAGAAGTGTCAGATCGGTCGAATGCCTGGCGAAGCTTTGTGGCCTGAACGATATGACGTGAAGGAACTTGGACGCATCAAGGAGGTCATGGTTGCCAACAGCGGCGACTACGGGTGGAGTGCTTTGTACCAGCAACATCCAACACCTCGCGAGGGTTCGTTCTTCAAGAGTGACAGGATTGTCATCGAGAGCGCCATGCCAAACTGCGCGAAGATGTCTCGCGCCTGGGACCTTGCAGCGACAGCTGGAAGTGGTGACTTCACGGTCGGTGTCAAAATGGGACGCGACACGGATGGTCGCATCTGGATCCTCGATGTCGTGCGTGGCCAGTATGACACCGACCAGCGCGATAAAGTTATAAAGCAGACAGCTGCTCTC